AAGGCTTACTCAAAGCCCAATGGTATCTCAATAGATTAATTCAAAAAGTAGAAGAGCCGTCTATGGTTTCTTTAAAAGATGTTGAGATTGAAGAAATGGCCAGCTCAAATATAAGCCAACACCTCTAATCTTTTTTGTGGAGGTTGATGAAATACTCAGCCTCTACAACAGCTAAAGTCTTAGACCTATTTCTCTTAATAATAACTAATGGTTGATGCTCCCCGCAATTAGCAGAAGCTTGGTCGTATGCTTTCCAGATGTTTAAAGACTCCTGGCATTTACACTCAATAGAATAAGGAAAGGCATCTCTTGCCTCTTTACTCATAATTACATCTTCTCCACCAGCACCCATCGATGTTGATTTAACATTTTCTGGATGTATGTCTAGAAGTTCAATAAGTTTGTCCCTCACCCATTGTTGGAGTTTGCGACCTTTTTGTTTTGCTGATTGTGGTTTCATAATTAAATGCTAGGTTGGGTTTTGAGAAGTATTTACGGAGTTATACGATACCCTATAGACCCCTAGCGGAGCCTGTTATTTTATAAAGAAGGTTTAGCTGGCTTGCTAGTCTCCGCTGCAGCCATGCTAGGTGGTACTTCCGCTCTTGTTGGCGGAGTAAAACCATCTCCCTTCGGAGTTCTAAACGCAACTATCTCATTCGTAGTGTCTGGATAGCTAGGATTGTCACTTTCTTTTTCAGAAAAAGTACAAAGCAAAGTTTTACCTTGTAAGTCTTCTGCGTTAGCAGGTGGTGTATCAAGACCAACGGCAGTAAGCAAACGTTTAAAATCAGAAGTTGCGTAGCCTCTAATAAGTTCTTGCTTTTCTGCATCATCGTTTCTATACCAAAGGCTAAAGTATTTTCTAACAATCCAACCATTAAACTTTGGCTCGTTATGTACCTTAACTTCTAGCTTGATACTTTCATTACCAGCGGCTGACATGTGTTTAGTGCATTCGCTAATAATACAATTATAATCACCTTTCGGTATATAAGAGGATGACTCCTCTTCCCTAGACTCTACGTTTGTAAAATCAATTCCATCAAAGTCAGACATTATGCTTCTCCTTTAAATCCTAACTTGTTAATAATATGTGATAGGTTAGGTTCCTCTAAGGCCTCTAACTTACCACTCCTGTCCTTAGCGATATAATTAGCGCCAAGAGTTGTTTGCAACCAACGTTCGGTTGTCTTGTTTCCCTTCTCATCTTCGGTATCAAATGTTCTCAAACATAACACTTCATCAAAGAAGTAAGGAATTTGCGTAGGCAGTTTAGCTCCAACCATCATAGGTTGGTAGTGCAACATGCCTGTAGCCTCATCTCGTACCTCTTGCTGCTTAGCAATAAATACAACATGTATGGGAAGGTCCCTAAATCTACGCATCGTCTTAGTCATTATCTGAATGACCTCGCCATACGCTTTTCTTGGGTCTTTGCTTTTCTTCAACTCGTTGCCCAGAACAATCTCTGACATTTCTGTCACGCTGTCTAAACAAACGGTATCGTAGTCTAACTTGCCACTTTCTAATAGCTGTGCAATTTCTTCTATTTCAGCTGCTTCTTTGACTTCAATAGCAGTCACGTTCGTAGCATCTTTAATAGATAGAAGTCCAGCTTCCATACTGACGACAAGAGTTTTTCCTGGGACGGTCTGACAAAGAGTTGTTTTACCAGCTCCAGAGATTCCGTAAACCAAAAGTTTAGCACCTTGCATTTCGACCAAATCGCTCGGGCTTTTTATACGACTTAATATATCGCTCATATCATTTCTCCTAAAGATAAAATAATAGTATACAGATAAAATTTATAACTGTATACTTTTAGTTCAAAATAAATTTATTACAGAAAGCAACTATGAGCGAAGTCAATAAAAATCAATGGAAAGTGAATTATTTATACAGGCTTAAGCAGTTATGTGATAAAGATTTAGAATCTTTATATGCTAACAAACTAGAGCCAGAATACAAGGAGAGAGAAGTGAAACGTATATCTTTAAAAGATTATATTGCCTATATAGGCAACGCTGGAGCAGCAAAATTATTTGAATGCTCTGAAGCAACAGCAAAGTCCTGGAGATATGGTAGGCGTCAACCGTCTATTAAACAGGCTAAAAAGATAATCAAAGCAGCAGATGGAAAGCTAGACTTTGAATCTATTTATGGACCACTTGAAACTACTTTTGAAGAATAACAGAAGTGTTCAACGTCAAAGCAACAGCAGAAGACTCTGCGTTGGATTTAGCGCTTGCCTATGCAGAATCAGGCTTTAGTGTAGTACCTTTACTACGCCATAATAAGGTTCCCCCTAGAGAACTAGGGAGCTGGGAAAGATTCAAGAGCGAACAGCCAACGACAGAAGAAATAACTAAATGGTTTCAAGGCCGCGATGATTTAGTCGTAGCTTTAGTGACTGGAAAGTTTTTGGTTATAGATGCAGACACTCCAGAGGCAGTCACGTGGGCTGCTAATAATTTACCTGTCACACCTTTAAAGGTAGCTACTGGTAAAGGTATGCACTACTACTACAACAACCCAGAAAATTTTACAACTTATGTCGCTCGTAGAGTTGCTGATTACGACCCAGCAAAACTAATTGATATAAGAGGCGTCGGTGGCTTGATTATCGCCCCCTATAATATTCATGCTACTGGCGCCATCTATGAGCCTCAAGTAATACCAGGTTGGAAATTGCATGATACAGGTGACTTGCCAGACTTCTCTCGCGAAGATTGGGTAAAGGTAACTGGCGCAGACAAGATTAACGGTAAACCTATAGCGACACCTCTCTCCCTTGAAGCCGCTGCAGAGGGAAGCCGTAATGATACTGCAGCTAGATTGGCAGGTTATCTGATTGCTAAAGGATTGAATACAGACTTCACTCAATTCTTTTTGCAGTCTTGGAATAGAAGCAATAAACCACCTTTAGAAGATTCAGAGATAGCAACGACTGTTAACTCTATTATGAAAACCCATGAGCGTAAGAATCAAGCTGCTCCAAGTTATATATCTAAGAACAGGGTTATCAAAGAGCCAACAGAACTCTATAACCCTCCAGGAATTATTAAAGACATTTACCAATACTCAGAGCAGATAGCTCAAATATCTCAACCAGCTTTAAGTTTACAGTCAGCGTTAGGCGTTGGCTCTGTAGCTGCTGGTCGTATGTATAAGTCAGATATGAATAACTTTTCATCTTTGTATTTCATGTGTATTGCTAAGTCTGGTCAAGGTAAAGAAAATACTAAAACAGTTATTGAATCTGTATTAGATAACTCTGGCCATATAGATTTGATGGCTGGAGACGGTTATACATCAAGTGGAGCTGTCTACAGTTTGCTTCGCCATAAACCAACTCACATTACTGTAATGGACGAGTTTGGTAAAAGATTAGAAAGTATAGCTAAGTCATCTAACTCTAATAAAGAAGACGCCCTGCAAGCTCTGATGGAAGCCTGGGGCCGTTGTCACGGTACTATCAGACCAGATAATTACTCTTTAATGAATATGTCTAGCAAGCAACAGCAAGAAGCTATGGATAGGTCAACAATTAAACCAGCTATAACACTTATGGGTATGAGTGTTCCAAAGAATTTTTACGGTGCTTTATCTACAGGCAGAATTGTAGATGGATTTTTAAATAGGTTTATTGTTGTTGAGTCTAAGCTTCCAAGAGTTGTAGGCAAGATGGTGCCATTTAGAGAACCTTCTCACGCTATATGTGAGTGGGTTAGAAAGATGAGAGAGACTAGAAATGAAATGGAAGAGCTGGCTAAGAACAATTCAGAGCTAGACTTTAAACAACGCGTGCTTACCTTTGATAACGAAAGCAAAGACTTATTAACTAAACTTGCATACAAATTAATAGAAGAACAAGACGCCCTAGAAAAAGATGGGCTAGAGGTATTGCTGTCAAGGACTAGAGAAAAGGCTATGAGGTTAGCTTTGATATGTGCTTTGGCTGACAATCATAATACCAATATTATTAGAAGCGATATAACTAAGTGGGCAATTGATTATGTGTATTACTATGACCAATTACTTGTAGATAACTGTGAAGACAAAGTTGCTGGCTCTGAGACAGAGAGTAAGATAAAACAAGTGTTAAGTTTTATTAGGTCGCAAGGAGATATAGGTATCAGCAAGCGTGATATAGATAGGCGTGAGATATTTAGAAGTATGAAGTCATACGAAGTAAAAGAAATTATAGAACGATTAAAGAACTCTGGAGAAATCCAAGAGAAAGATGTAAAAGTAAAATCAACAGGCAGGCCAACGAAACGTATTGTTGCTATTGACCCTGAGTTCTTTGATGATTAAAGGAGTGGAATATGAATCCAAAACCAAAGATGGAAACAATAAGCGACCAGAAACGCGAGGAGCGTGTAGCTGGTTTTATAGAAGGATTGTGGGATGTTAGGTGCAACAAGCTACCAGTATCTTACGGACTAGATTACTGGTGTGAGAGTAGTGACTCTTGTTTTTGGCTAGAAGTTAAATGTCGTAGCTTTGGTATAGATAGGTATGACACTTTATTACTTAGCACCTCTAAATTAAGAATGGGTGCAGCTTTATCTTTAGCTACTGGCCATCCTTTTGTCTTGGTGTTTGCTATGACTGATAGCGTTTACTCACATACCTGGAAAGCAGGTAAAGAGTATGATGTTAGGTTTGGTACGATAGCAGAGCCTATCTACGAAGAAGACTCAGAGCCATACGTTCACTTAAGTAAAGATGAAATGACTTGTCTATCAGAACACCCGCTAGGATTTGATAGAGAAGAAATGGGTTTAACTTATAATAAAAAGAGTTAGGCTAGTCTTCCTAAGCTTTCAGCAACAGTTTCAGTTCCTGGATTTCCACCCAAAAGACTTCTGCTAACAGGTGCTTGATTTTGAGCGCCTAAGTTTACAGGAAGCATATCTGGTAAATCTGGTACAGAAGCTTTGAGCGGTTTTGCTATTTGTTCTACCTGTTTTCTCAGTTCTTCTGCAGTAGCTTGATTTTCTGGTGATTCTACTTGTTTTCTAAGTTCTTCCATAACACTAGCTTCTACCTGTCCTGCTTCTTCTTGCAATCCTTGAGCTAATGTAAGTCTTGTTGCTTTTTCAAAAGCGTCTATTACTTGCATTGTTGAGCTTTTGTCTGTTCTTGCCATAAGCCTAACTATTCTTGGATTGGCCATAACATTTGCAAATATTTTTAATCCTACAATTGTAGGCATAAGTGAAATGTTCATAACTTGCGCACCAATAGCTCCAGCAACAATACCACCAGCTTGTCCCATACCTTTAGGGCCAACTTGTAAATCTAATGCTTGTTGAAATGCTTTAAATCCAAGTAATTCGTCTTTGCCAAACATAGCCTCAAGAGTTTCATCTCCGTAAGATTCAAGAGCATTTCTAAACTGATTTGGTTTAAATATGTCTGATAATTTAGCTGTTGATTTTAAATTACCAACGCTTACTGCATCAGTAAGCAATTGACCCATAGCAGTTTCTTGTACTTTTTTGAAAGTTGCTGGCTCCAAAGTATTTTTTAAGTAATTAATATCTGCAGCAGATTTAGGTCTAAATACAGAAGCTACAATCTTTTCTGGAGTTTGTTGATTAACAGTTTTCATAAATGCAGACTTAGATAACATTTCTGCATCTGCTGTTAATACTGCTTTTTCTTTAAGTGTCTTAAGAATCTTATTTGCAACATCTAAACCTTCGTTAGCCATTACAAATTGTGATGGATTTTCATCTAAAGCTATAAAGAAATTATCTAAATCTTTTTTATTTATTTTTGGATTGAGTCTAGTTATCTCTCTAAGCAGCTGTATGTTTTGTTCATACTTAGCTCCGAATAAAGGCCTTAGAGTGTCCTCGTATTTTAAAATATTGTTACTAAATTGAACTGGTTTTAACAATCCTGTTGTTTGGTCAATGCTTTTTTTAATAACATTTTGCATTAACAATCTAGTCAACTTGCCTCTAAACATGTCTCTTTGTCCTTCATCTATATTTGATAAAATTTGGTTAACAAGTTTGGAGTTATTTGGCATATCAATCAAACCAAATATTTCATCTGCGTTTGCTTGACCTTTGTTAAGTTTTATATTGTTAATAACCTTTTGAGCTATAGCATTGTCAAACTTTTGCATTCCTTGTGCGTAATATTTTTCAGCTTTTCCTAATGCTTTTGCAGCGTTTATAGCAGCATTCATTTCAAGTTCTGGCATAGCTGCAAAGGGAGCTGCATCTTTAAAAACAATTGGAGAAGTTCCAAATCCCTCCTCTCCTGGAAGGAAGTCTGGTTCTCTTCCTTCAAGTTGAGCTAAAGGTTTGCCGCCTTTTGCTCCTAAAAAAATTTTTCCACTGGCAATATCTTTAAACAAATTATCTATTTCTTCGCTGACTTCTTTCATCATTCTGTACCCTGTTCCACCTGTCTTACCATCAGATTGCATTTTTTTCATTAAAGCTTTAACTTCCTGTTTTGCATTATGTAGTTGTTCTAAACTTTTGAGATTTCCTCCCTCTGAAAGTTCCTTTAAATATGTAACAGGCTTTCCTTGATATTTAGTAAAAACATCTTCAAATTCAGCTCTTTCAAAAATTTCTTTAAAAACACTAGCATAACCTCTTACATGTTGTTCTATTATTGGCATAGAACCTGCATCTTTTAAAGCTTGTTCAGCTTTGTTATATAATGAATTTTTATTTGAATGCCAAACTTTATAAGATTTTTCTATAGAATCTTTTAATTGTTGTTTTAAAGCAGAACCAGATACTTCTCCTAACTCTTGAACTGAATTCATTTCAAAAACCATTTTTTTTAAAAGGTCGTCTAACTTTTGGTCTGAAAGATTCATTGCTTTATCAAACGCGGTAGTAGCAGCTTTTAATTCCTGTCCAGCAACCTTACCTACTGCTCCAGCAGAAATAAAATCATCTATAGTAGCGTCTGCATTTCCTATGGATTTAAAGAAATCATCCATTTGAGCTACCAAGTTTGCACTTGCTCTTTTTTCTCTTGCACTTGCACCTGTTACTGCTTCAGAAATTTGTTGTCCTCTTGATACTAAAGTTTTACCCAATGTTGCTTGAGTAACAATTCCTTTAGGTAAAGTAGGTTTAATTTTTTGTTTCTTAAGTTCTTTTAATACTTCGTCTAATGTAGCTTTATAATTAGGGTCATCTATACCTTTTTTAGCTGCTATTTGCGCATCTATTCTAAACGCATCTTTTAGATTATATCCATCCATAAGAAGACGAGAATCTCTTACGTTACCGTTTGATGCAGTTTTACCAAAATACGTTTTAAAAATACCGCCTAAAACCTCAGCACCGCCTTGAAAAACAGTTCCTAAAATGGCCTCATCTTTTACCATTTTTGCCACTTCTTCTTCGTTTTGCATTTGGATTCCTCTAGCAATCTCGTTTGATTCTTCTGCTGCTTTACCAATACCAGAACCAGCTCCAACCAATAACGCTCTTCCTACTCTAGAGTCTAAAGCTCC